GTTGTTAAAGTTACTTCTGCCATTAGTTACTCCTTTGTCCTCTGCGAAAATTGTCAACGATACGAGGCCAGTTGTCTCGCTTCTCTTCCATTGACATTTCGGAAAGTTTTTTCGGGAGAGCTTTAGACACTCCCGGCTTTCCAGATTCAACTCTCGCAGTAGGTGTTGAACGAATCTTATCTACATGAGCTTCCAGCTTTAATAATGGAAGCTCCCCATAAATGATCTGATCGTCTTCCGAAAGCTCAGAAAGAAGAGATTCCCTTTTCTGCGCTTGATACTCGTCCCATTGCGAAGCCTTCTGTGTGGAAGTAGCAAGTTTTAACTCAGTCTCTTCGAGTAATTGCTTAAACTCACCATCCTCCTTCAGCTTCTCCTGACGACGGGTGTCTTCCGCTTTTTTCATTTTAGAAAGTTTTGTTTCGAGAGACTTTTTCTCTTTCATAACCTCTTTAAAGCGAAAGTATGGAATAGATGTTTCTTTAACGTCCTCAGACTCGACGGACTCTTGTTTTACGTCTTGAGTTTCGACTTCAGGCTCTTTTACGTCAGCAACGACTTCGTTTTCTTCCATTTTAACCTCTTGTATGAGTTATTGGTTGTTCAAGGTTCTCTCCCGAATACGCTTCGGGAACGAGAACACACCGACAGTTGGCTCCACATACGCTAAACCCTGATTTGGGTACGCCTACGGTTCGCCACTCTATCATCGTCATCACCTCTCCATGTCTCGGCTCACAGTCAGGACAGACCCGACCGCCAGCGGTGATCCATTGGAAAGATGAAATCTCATTTGCCGCCCAAACAGCTCCCATTGCCAGTGCTGCCGCCCTTTCGGGGGCATTAATGACAGAGGACTTAATACTGTTCTTAAATGCGCCAAAAATTCTTCCTCCTGCTCCCAGATCGGAAGCGAGGACATTCAAAATCTCTGCATCTATCATTCCAGCAAGTCTCATCGTTTCGATTTGTGCCTGAAGCTCAAGAACCGTCTTAGAGACGGCGGCTGCGAGCATAACCAGCAGGCTTGCTTCCATGATGTCAAGTTCTTCTTCAAGTTCTTCATTGTCTATCTCAGGCACTGACTGAGTACCCGGCTATATGACTCAACGGGTTTGTACCCTCCAGACACGCCTTCTGAATCCTCTCTGACACTTCTTCTACGAAGATCATCGCAATATCTTCAAATGCTTTATCACTAATCCCGAACCATTCCCTCTTGAACTGACCTTTGCCTTCCTGATGGTATTGCCCAATCTTTTGTCGGGATCGTTTTGGCTTCTCGCTACCGCCTTTTGAAGTGACACGGAGAGAAATTTTCTCCATATTCTTCGTTCTGGTGATCTTTTTGGCACGTTCCAGATTTTGCATGATCCCTTCGGCAACAAGGGGTGTTTCAGGTGCTCTATACCCAAGTTTCCGCTTTTTAAGAATTGTTGACTCCTTCAACCCCTTGAGCATAGCCCCGGAAACACCTTTTCCCCGCTCAAGGCGTTCAAAATGGTCTTTTGCGATGATTTTAGCCGACTCCTTTAGTTGCGTGTCCCATCCGCGGAGCGGAATCTTAGCAAGGTCGAAATCAGCCTTAACTTGGAAGTTGATGTTCATATCGTTTGTACGACCTTATTAGCGAAGTCCTTACCAGCCTTCAATCCGTCCCTTATCGTATCTCTGTGTTGGGATAGAAAAGCGGTTGCAACGCTCTCTAAATAAGGTTTTGTATTTTCTAACAATTTATTTAAATCTATTTGCTCCAATATCTTCTCAGCACTATCGTCAATGGTCTTTTGGATGTTATCAACGCGATTGAGGTGTTGTAGGACAAGTGCCATTATGTTGCCAGACCCCTAAAATTGAACGGGGACTCCTCCTGTGGCTCTTCTTCTGGAATAGCACTCACCATCTCCGCAATCTGTTCTTCGTTCATGTCAGGGTTGTTATGCCGGAACCAATCGGCTTTGGATGATAGTCCGTTGCTCCATTCCCACTCCCACTGCTCTCTTTCCTCTCTTGCTGATGCCGGGAACCTCGGTTCGCTGAAATCCACTGAAAAGTCATCAGGAAGCCGCGATCCGTGTGCTTCCAAGATCGCTTTGTCGATTTCAAAGCGTTTTTGTTCAGCAGGTCGCCAAATCATCTCCACATCGCCTTCAACACCTTCTGTGAGGTCGATTTCGAGCATTTTTAGGGCTTCTCCCGTCACTCCGTCTCTACCAAGAGCCCATTTTGTCTTTAAATTGTTGTTATAAGCCACAGAATCGACCAAAAAGCGGATTCCTTCGACATATTTCTGTAAATCGCCACCGGGAGCCGCAAAGTTGAAGTTTGAGCCTTCTGGAAGGATCAAAGGCTTGTCAACACCCAATTTCATCCTCGAAGCATCGTCAATACCCATTACAACGGGCTGTCCGAGCATTTGGAGCCTCATAGACAGCGACATTTCGGTCAACATGATGTTTACGGTGCGATTCATGTTTATAATGTCCGAAGCACCCTCTCTCCACCAATCAGTTGTCATCGGATGCCTGTGAGCGTAGGTAATTGGGACAACTCCGTAGGGATTTATCATCTGTTCGTTACCCTCAATGGCTACAATCTGCCCTTTTTGGGTAATTTTGTAATGTTCGTCGGGGCTCCAGTACACATAGACCATTTCGGAGATTTTTTGCTTCTCCTGAGAGAAGAGTGGGTAAATAATAGCGACGGGCTCTGACTCGTGAGGGAGAAAAAGGGGATAAAACTCGGTGAGGGTGTTATATGTAACCATTTCTTCCTCTTCATCCCAAGTGGAAAGAAGTGCCATTGTCCCCAATAAATAGGTCAGTCTTTCAAACTGAACCATAGCCGAATCCAATCCCTGAACACGCTCGTGATAAGCCTCATTTGATCGTTGAGGAGGCTTTTTATAAGCAATAGCCCTGCTGTTGACCAATTTTCCCGTGATATTCTGGGCAACAACCGGGGTCTGTTGGAGCGATTCCGAAGCGAAGTAGGATGATATGTCCGCTTCTAATTCAGAAATGAATCCCTCGTAGTAGTTCAGAGCCCGATACCTTTCTTCTGTTCTTTTTTGTAATACATCATCTAAAAACTTTTTAAGACTTTTTGCGACAGCATCGCTTGACAATTCTTGAATAATCATGCTTTATAAATCCGCTCTCCATCTGCGAAAGTGTCCATATTCCATTGGGCAGTCTCAGTTTTGAGGCTTTTAATTGATCTGAACGCCACCAATAAGGCGACGATGAAAACGACATTCACCGCAAGGCTGACACCCAATAAGAATGTTACCACGTCACGGAATATGCCTCTCGCTTGATGACGGGAAACAGGTAATGCACACCATATCCAAAGGCATCGCTTATGTGCGATAGCTTTAATTGTGTTTTATCAATATCACCTTTTCTCCAAACGACCCGTTCCAGATCGTTTATCAATTTTGGACAATTCTCCATAGAAAATTTTGAAACTTTATCATTAACCCGTAAAAGCTGGTTTACAGCGTTTACTCTATCTCGTACCGGGGGATTTTTCCGTTTTGCATAAACTCTAAGCCCCTTTTCCTTTAAAATTTGGTGATCTGACTTCTGACTCGATGTTTTTCTCGCTGCACCCGTTGCATCAGGATAAATAATCGCATTTGGGTATTTCTCCTTAACAGCCTCCGCCATCTCGAATGTGGTGGAGTTAGCCATGAAAAATTCATCAAAAACGTGGCAGGTATCGCCTATTTTGCAAAATGCCACCGCCGTCATAGGATTTACGTTGAAATCCATCCCGATGTGGACTTGATGATACTTTTTGAGTTCCTCTATATCGTCCCGCTCGTATATGTGGACATCCCGACTAAATTCTTTGTAAACGCGCCCTTCCTGAAGGTTGACGAATTTTCCGTGGATATATGCATCGACCATCTCATCCGTATAGCCAGAAACGAGTGATTCCTTGTATTGCTCTGGGAGATAATTGTTTTCGAGTGTTGAGGCAAACGCCACACCCACATCGTAAGACTGTTCCTGATTCGCGATGAGATCGTATCCCCAATTCAGGGATTCAGGTGTACCTGTTAGGAAAATTTCCCTTTGCTTCGCATCTGGATGCCTTACACGCGAAAGTGCCACGTCAAAAACCTCTTTACTCTGTATAAATGGCTCATCAATACCCACCGCAGCCAGAGATTGACCTAAAAGTGAGTGCGGATCGTCTCCTGATCCAATCCATATCACGCCATTCCAATTCATAATTCTAATTTCATTTTCCGATTTGTTGTGTGTGAACGTCAAACCTGCCCTACCCAAAATATCCTTAAGCGTGGGGATAATCGTTCTCCGCGCCATCTTGTAGGACGGGGACACATACATTACAGGGATTCCAGAATTGACATAGGAAAGGTAGATCAACCTGATAGCCCCTATATACGTTTTACCCGAACCGTACCCTCCAACTAAACAACGGATATAGCTCGGGAGGTTCCAGAACTTCCTCTGCGCAGGCAGGAAGGCGGTTGAGTCAATAACGAACTTAGACAAGAGTACACATTTTGTGTATGCGGGCTGCTGGGGTCACTTGATTACGACCTCGTCGCTTATTATCTCTGTGACCTGCAACTCTTCGCGAACTCGTCCGTCCATTCTATCGAGGCAAACTTTTATAGCGTTGATGTCCCCTCCCAACGCCATTTGATACAGCTTATCGGCGAGCTGCTGCCGCATCGTCCCGTTGTCGGTCGGTATGTCGCCTAATCTGTTAAGCAGGTTACTAACTGAGTTCTTGCGACCGCTCCCTACGCTCGCA